CCTGGAAGCCGGGGCAGCGGCAGATTGCGGAGCAGTGGTTCTCGATGATCCGCCGGGCCGGCCGCTTCGTCGCCTACGACCTCGACGACGACATCCTGACCGCCGACCTCAACTATCGCGCCGTCGAACTTGGCTGGGCTGACGGCAAGACGTTCGTCGAGCTGGAGGCCGAGCGCTTCGAGCGGATCTGGGCGCTTCAGCAGGCCGACGGCGTGACGGTCTCGACGCAGCGCTTAGCGACGGTCGTCCGGAGCTTTACGACGCGCCCGGTGATCGTCGTGCCCAACGCGATCGACGTGCCGTGGTTCCGTCGCGTCCTCCGTAGCGCCGAGCGGCGTAGCGCATCGCCGACGATCGGGTGGGCCGGCGGCCGGCGCCCTGACCGCGACCTGGGCCCGATGGCCGAAGCCTGGAGCAGGATCGCTCGGCGCTACCCAGCGGTGACGTTCGTCGTCCAGGGCCATGTGCCAGCCGTGGTCACGGACGCGGTGCCGGCCGATCGCCTGCTGGTGCTGCCGTGGATGCCGCTCGAACGGTACCCGGCCGGGCTCGTCGAGGTCGATATCGGATGTGCGAGTGTTTCGGACGAGCGGTTCAACCGCTGTAAAACGGCGATCAAGGCGTACGAGGCCGCCGTGGCTGGCGCGGCTGTCGTGGCGACGCCGACCGTCTACGGCCAGGTGATCGAGCACGGGCAGACGGGGTATCTCGCGGAGACCGCCGATGAGTGGGAGCATGCGCTTGCCAGGCTCGTCGAGAATGAGGCCGGGCGCAAGATCGTCGCTCGGCGGCTGTTACGGCACGTCGAGCGGAGCTATTCTCTGGCGGAGAACCTTTGGCGCTGGCCGAGCGCATGGTCGGCGATCCAGGAGGACGCGCAGGCGCGTAGAGGAAGGCTGGTGGCGGTGTGATGGCCGCGTCGTCGTGGCGTGAGCCGAAGCCTCCTGCCGAGCAGAAAGCGCCGCCGCGCGATGCGCGCTGTAGCGCCTGCGGCGGCTGGATTCTGACTGTCCCTGGCGGCACGCTCTGGGGGAAGGGGCGCTGCGGGAACCGCCGCTGTCGTCTCTACGGAGAGCCGCAGCGGTTCTCGTTCCGCTAGGCTCGCGCCCTCATAGCCCGGGTCGTCAGCGAATCGCTACGGCTCGTAGCTGCACATCTCGTAGAATCAGAACGCCCCGGGCGGTACTAACACCCGAGGCGAGCACATCGGACGTTGGAGGTCACGATGCACACCCGCTATCGTATCAGCCTGGTCTCGCTCGCGCTCCTGGCACTCGGGAGCCTCACGCCGCCGGCATCAGCCGCGCAGGACGCGGGGTGTAGCCTCGCGGCAGCAACCGCCGCCGCCGACGACCAGGCCACCGCCGCCACACGGGCCGGCATCCCGCTCACCGTCGAGGGCAAGGGGCAGACGCAGTCGCTGCCGTTCTCGCTGGGCGGCGGCGCCTACACCGTGACATGGTCGATGAGCGAGCCAAGCACGATGCTCTCCTTCATCAATCTCGATGCCGCCGCGCCACTGCCGGGCGAGACCGAGAGCCAACAGCGGCTCCGCAGCAAGGTGATTCTCAACGCGAGCGGCAAGGATGGAAGCGCTGGAGAGACCCATCTCTACGGAGTGAAGCCGGGTACGTACTATCTGGGTGTCAGAGCGCCGGCGGGCTGGTCCGTGACCTTCACACCACTGCCTGTCTAGGTGCCTACCATTGCAACGCATGAGCGGCTGATGTAACCTAGCAGCAACCGAACACGCAACGGGCGCCTGACGCCCCCACTCGCGCGCACAAGAGCCGCGCGGAGAGGGGGCGTTTTTGATGGCCCTGGCGTACAAGAGCATCCCGTTCGCGGTCAAAGCTGCCGACCGCAACGCCGACGACACCGGCTGGGAGATCGCCGGCCTGGCCTCGACATGGTGGGGCGAGCCCGATGCCTACAACGACGTCGTCGCGCCCGGCGCGTTCGCCGCGTCGATCGCCGAGCGGGCGACCAAGTTTCTGTTCGAGCACCACACGCCGATCGGCAAGCAGCTCGAGCTGCGCGAGACCGACGACGGACTCTACGGCCGCTGGTCGGTCGTCGACACCACGGCCGGCACCGACGCCTACAAGCTGGCGAAGGCCGGCGTCCTCGACTCGCTCTCGATCGGGTACATCCCGCTCGAATGGGAGATCCGCGACGACGGTGTACGGGTGCTCCAGAAGTGCCAGCTGTACGAGGTCTCGGCCGTTTCTATCCCGGCCAACCCCAACGCCGTCATCACCGACGTGAAGTCGAGCGCGTGCGCCGCATGCACGGCCGCGCACCGCGAGCACGCGCAGAGCATCGAGCCAGCGGCGGCGAAAGCCGAGCCCCGGCTCCGCATGGACGACGAGCTTCGCCGCCGGCGCCTGGCGCGCCACGGCATCCGACTGGAGCATCACATCTGACCCTGGAGATCACATCATGACCAGCAGCAGCCCGAGCACGCCGCCGATCAAGCCCGAGCGCGAACATAGCTCCCCGAAGCTCCCGCGCGATCCGAGCGCGCCGACGGAGCCGACCACTGAGCCGACCGACCCAACGCAGCCGGCGCCGGCGCCGGAGGAGCAGGAGCCAGCACCGTGAGCATGACGATTCCGGAGGCCCACGCCGAGATTCGTCGGCTGTACGATGCCGCTGCCGCGATCGAGAACAAGTACCCCACCGGTCTGACGCAGGACGTCAACGCCGAGGACTACACCGAGGCGAAGCGCCTGCTCGGCGAGATCGACGGCCTCGAAGACAAGCTCGCGGGGCTGGAGGAAGCCGACGCCCGACGACGGCGGATTCTGGACAACCAGAAGCGGCTCGGCCAGCCGCGCGAGCCGCACATCCAGCCGCACGGCGAGCCTGGCGGCGACGGCGGCGCTGGCCGCGCCGTCAAGCTGTTCGGCCGGCAGTTCGTCGAGAGCGACGAGTACAAGCGGATCGTCGAGTCCGGCGTCTTGAATAACCCGTCGAACCGCGTCGACTTCGGCGTGAAGCTCGACGGTAGCTTGCTCGACCAGTTGCTCGGGAAGGCGCTCGTCTACTCGGGCTCCGGCACTGGCGGCCCGCTGATCCGACCCGAGCGCCAGGCCGGGCTCGACTACCTCTGGCGGGACACGTCGTTCCTCGACCTGATCCCGACCGGTACGACGACCTCGAACAGCATCGAGTACTACGAGATGACCACCAGCACCAACAACGCTGCGTGGGTCTCCGAGGCGACGGCGACGACCGGCGCAACCGGCCTGAAGCCCGAGGGCGCCGTCGGCTGGCAGCTTCGCTCGGCGCCGGTCTCGACGCTGGCCGAGTGGATTCCGATCACCAACCAGATGCTCGCCGATGCGCCATTCGTCGACGGGCTGATCCGCCAGCAGTTGCTCACCCACTTGCAGCTCGCGCTAGAGACGGGTGTGCTCTCCGGCAACGGCACGGCGCCCAACCCGCTCGGGCTGCTCTCGAACCCGAATATCCTGACGACCGGGCTTGGCGCCGGGTCTGGCAACGCGGTCGACGCGGTCTACCACGCCATGACGGCCGTCATGGTGACGGGGCTCGCCAACCCAACCGCGTCGGTGTGGAACCCGCTCGACTTCGAGGCGATCCGCCTGGCGCGCGAGAACGCCGCGTCTGGCACGCTCGGGCAGTACCTCCTGGGCCCGCCGTCGGTCACCGGGCCGACGACGCTCTGGGGCCGCCCGGCCGTCCTGGCGCTCGGCATGCCGGTCGATACCGCGCTGGTGGCCGACTTCCAGCGGGCGTGCATGCTTTTTGACAGGGAGCAGGCCGCGATCCGTACGGGGACGATCAACGATCAGTTCGTCCGCAATATGCAGACGATCCTGGCGGAGCTTCGTGCAGTTTTTGTCTGCTTCAGGCCTACTGCCGTGTGCCGCGTGACGGGAGTGTAGAGTGACGGGCGTCTAGTGCTATGACCGCGTACCGCGTCGGCGAGCAGGGCGCGTCCGTCTACGCGGCGGACGGGCGCCTGCTCGGCTCGTTGCCGCCCGGCGTCGTGATCGTGCCGGCCTCCGAGGGAGCGCCGGCACCGTCCGAGCCGCCCAATCTTTCCGAACGGGTCCACGATGGGAAGCGCATCCGTGGGTACGACGACAAGGCGCTCCGTCCGACGCCACCGCGCCAGCCCGACCCGCGGCTCCGCAACCCGCTGGCGGGGAGCGGCTGATGGTCGCGTACACCACCGCGACCGCGATCGCTGCCTATCTCGGCGAGACGTTCACACCCGAGCAGGCAACACAAGCCGACGCCGTGGCGCTGGCCGTCACGGCGTTCATCGACCGCTACACCGGGCACACCTGGCAGGGCACCTCGCCGGTGCAGGCCGAGTGGCTCCCGCTCGTCGCGCGCCACGACGACGGCGCCGAGACTACCTGGCCGACCGTCTACCTCCGCAACCGCCCGGCCGTCGCCGTTACGGCGGTCGTGCTCCGCTCCGGCGGGCCGCCGGCCACGCCGACCACGCTTGACCCGAGCCAGTACGAGCTGGTCGACCCCGCGCACGGCGTGCTCCGCCTCGCCGCGTCCGGGGCCGGCTACGACCCGTACGGGCGGCAGCTCGTCGCGCTCGTCGACTACACCTACGCTGATGCGGTGCCGCCAGATATCACGCTCGCGGCCACCATGATCGGGGCCTCCGAGATGGCGCGCGTACTGGCGGTGCAGGAGTCATCCGAGCTGATCGCCGCGCACCCCGAGCTAGCCGGGCTCAAGAGCGTCTCCGTCGGCCAGAACGACGTCAACGTCCAGCTTGCCGATACCACGGCTGCTGCCGGCGCCACCGACGCCAGATCGTCATGGGTGACGCCCGGGTCGGCGGTCGCCGCGATCCTGAACGGGCATCGACGGGTGGTGATCGCGTGACCCAGCCGATCGCGCTGCCGATGCCCTGGCTGCGCGCGGTGGCGGCGGCGTTCCTACCCGACGTCGCGGCCATCGCGCGCTACACCGAGACCAGCACCAGCGACGGCATCACCGAGACCTGGACGACGATTGCGTCGGGCATCCCGTGCCGCGTCTCGCCGCGAGCGACGACCGCGACCGAGGGGCTTGCCGCCGGCGGAGCGGTCGTCCGCGCGGTCTCGCCGTGGCTCGTCACGCTGCCATTCGGGACCGACGTTACCGTCCGAGACCGCATCACCGTGCTCGGCGGCGACCGCGTCGACGGGCGCACCTTCGAGGCCCAGCGGGTCGATGAGCGGTCGTACGAGGCGGCGAGAGACGTTCAGTGCGAGCTCGTAACGTGAAGGATTGGACGTCATGATTGGCTACGCCGGCGTCTGCTACGTCGTCGCTGCGATCCTGTTCATTCTCGCCGCCGTCCCGTTCCCGGAGGTCTATCACGGGCGGCTGATCGCGGTCGGGCTCGCGTTCCTTGCCGCCGGGCACGCCCTCTGATGGCCGGCGCGACATCCGTCCAGATCAAGGTCATCTCGAACAAGATACCCGCACTGCCGGCCGCGCTCCGCAAGCAGGTCGTCGACCAGGTCGCACGCTCGACGTTCGACGTCGAAGCCAGAGCCAAACAGGTCGTGGCCGTGAAGACGGGCACGCTACGCCGCTCGATTCACAGCGTGTTCACGAACGGCGGGCTCACGGGGATTTGCGGGCCGAGCGTGGCGTACTCGTTGTACGTCGAGATGGGCACGCGCCGCATGGCCGCTCGCCCGTACATGCGGCCGGCGGCCGAGCTGGTGCTCCCGAGGTTCGCCGACGAGCTGAAGCGCATCCTGGCGGGGCTGGCCTGATGGCCGTCGAGGCGCAGAAAGTCGCGGCTTTTGTCTTCGACGCCCTGATGGCCGATAGCGGCCCTGGCGGCGTCGCGACGCTGCTCAACTCGCGGATCTACCGCGACCAGGTGCCGGCCGCGGCTACCCTGCCGGCTGCCACCGTTGGCGTGGTGTCGTCGACCGACTTCGGGACGCTCGGAGCTGTCCGCGTGCTCGACGTCGTCTTGATCGACGTCCGCGTCGTCGGGGCCGGCGCGTCCTACGGGCCGATCAACCCGGCCGCTGACCGGATCGACGCCGTGCTCCAGAACAGGACCGGCACCAGCGGCGGCGTCTGGATCGTCGAGCTGCGCCGCGATCAGACCCAGCTGTTTCTGGAGAACGACGCGGGCGCGCAGTTCGCGCACTGCATCCAGACGTACCGCACGGAAGCGCACGCGCTGCCCTAGAGGAGGTGAGCCGCTATGCCAGATCGCCCGCTCGTACAGGAGATCGTCGAGATCGCCGTGGAGACAACCCCCGGGACGGCCGTCCCGTCGGCGGTCAAGCTGGCCGGCTTGCAGGTAGACCTGGGGACGGATATCCAGTTCGACCGCGTCGCTCCAATGGGCTCGCTGTTCGACACGATCGCGGCGCCGCGCCAGGAGCAGGGGACCGGCTCGGTCTCGGGCTTCCCGACGTACCCCGAGATGGCGTACGTCTTTTCCAATGTCTTCGGCGCGGCCACCGTC